TCACTTCACAGCAATCCTGATGCCCTGATAGATCAACCATAGAACGCCGCTGGTCAACCCGAGCACCACTGCCGCCCCGATCTTGCCCGTCGCCCCGTCAACGGCCTTCCTGAGCCTCCGCACGAAACGGAAATCCTCCTTGGCTTCGTCCTGGTGACTGGCGTCGTCAATGCGAAGCCCAGCATCGGCCATTTCCTCTTTGACGGCCTCTCGGACCACCATCTTGAGCTGCGCCAGTTGTATGGCCGAGAACGGCTCGTCGTCTTTGAGTGTCATAAGACCCCCGTCACGTTGAGGGGTGGGCAGGCAGGGCGAGGGTCAGCGGCGCGGGATGTGCGTCTGATTGTGTCCCGTCGCGGCGTTATTCATCGCAAGCGCCTCGGCGTCGGTGAAGGTGGGAAGCTTCGGTCGAAGCAACTTCTCAAGGCTGAAATCGTCCAGGCGGAAGTGCTTGATCGCATCGGGCACGCTGTCGAACACATAGTCCTTGGCGTCGGCCAGAAGCGAACCCATCAGGTTCGGATCGGTGACGTCTATCTTTCCACCACGTTCGATGAAGAGGTCGATGGCATAGAGCACGCCGTTCTGGAGCGCTGATTGCAGGGCCTCGCGGTGACGCGCCTCGACTTCCTTGCCCGTCCATTGATGGATGCGAGCAGCGATCCACGCCACGAATGGCAGAATGACGAACGGCACAAGCAGATGCTCGATGAGGGTGTTGATGAGGATTGGCGACATGGTGCTTTCCTTTCAGCGACCAAAGATGAAGTAGGAGACAGCGGCGAGGATCGCCGCGATAATGGCCAACGCTGCGCCAGCGGAGCCGTTGGGCTGCTCTGGAGTGATTGGCGAGGGTGCTGGGGCGGGCTTGGGCTTAGACGGCTGTGCGGGGCTTGCTACGCTCCAGCCCGCATGTGTCAGTGCCGCATGGAACTTGCGGTGATAGTCGGCTACGAGCTTGTCTGTGCCGTCCTGCCCGTTGACGATGCGCCGGGGGTTTGATGCAACAGCCGCGTCCAGTGCGCCGGGGAACGCATAGTCCGAGAGCTTGCGCCCGGTGAACATGCCATCCCTCATGCCGACCACGGCGATGGATGCGCCAATGTTGCGGTCCATGGCCAGATTTGGGTTCGCTACCAGATCGACGCCGATGGCCTTGCCCATCTTGCGATAGTTGTTCTCATGGGTGAGCATGATTGGCCCGCGACCGAACCACCCTTGCCGCCAATATGGGGTTTTGACCCATGGCAACTGACCGGCTGCGAAAGCGCGGTCGAGGCGGCGGATAACCTCCGCATCGGACGGGTTCTTGTCCTTGTGCGAGGGCATGACGGTTTCCTTGATCCCGAGCATGTTCTGCCCTGTCTCGTGGAAAACTTGTGCAAGGACATTGGCCATGTGGTGCCGGTCGGTCACGCCATAGCGTTTCCCGGCCTCCAGCAAGGCAATGGTGCCGTCCACCTGTGCCTGCGTCATGCGCCCTCCGAACACGGAAGCGCGCACCGCGTCGAAAAACGCGCTGTTCATGGATGTCACCTATGGTTGATTAGATCGGGGTGGGGTGTGGAAGTAGTCCTTCTCACGATCCCGCTTTTGTACTATTTACAGGACTGCCAATTTGGGAGTGGGTATGCAGAGACTGCCGGTAGACTTCGATCCTGAGATTTATTTGCGTCTCAATCCAGACGTTGCACGCGCAGGTGTTGACGCAACGAGCCATTGGCTCAATCACGGGCACCAAGAGGGGCGCCCGTATAAGTTCATCCCGGTTTCCGACGCAGACCTACAACGGTTGCGGGAAAGCAAGCTCTTCGACCCCGACTTCTATCTAGACTTTTACCCCGACATCGCGGAAGCAGGGCTTGACCCAGAGGAGCACTACCTTAGCCGTGGCGCCAAAGAAGGGCGCTGGGCAAGCTACATGTTCCGCACGGATTGGTATGCTGATCGGTATGCAGAAGCGAGAGCGGACAACCCGCTGTTCCATTTCCTCGATAAAGGTTCCGCCAAAGGGTTTCACCCAAACCCATACTTTGAAACGGACTTTTATCTGCGCGAATATGGCGATCACCTAAACGGGATGGAGCCACTTAAGCACTTCATCCTGCATGGTCATGAGGGCTTCGACCCATCCCCGAGGTTTTGTTCCAAAACCTATGTTGAACAGTACAAGACAGGGACTACAAACCCCCTCCTCCACTACCTAAGCGAAGGGGTTGGCAAGGGCTATGGGGTTAGCAGATCGCGACCAGGGCAGCCCCGCGAGCGCGTGGAATCTGCTTGGATCGACAGACTTATAGCTTCACAGCAGGCATACCACCGAAACGCTTTACTCGTTACCCACAGCGCAAACGGTAACATCAAGCCGCACGTTACCCGCCTCTCAACTGCCCTGAATGAGTCGGGATATGCCGTGCATCTCATCGTCGCGGCTGATGTACGGCACGTAGAAGTCCCATCAATGTTGCAGTTCGCTTGTAAGAACGTCTTCGTAAGGGAAAACGTAGGGTATGACTTCGCTGCTTGGGCGCATGTGGTCAAGACTCTTCCATGGCTGTTAGAAGGCGATGAGCTCCTGCTGACCAATGACAGCATTTGCGGGCCAGTACGCACAGACAACTTGCACAAGCTTACCCAGGAGATACGAACATCTTCCTGCGGGTTAGTAGGCTTAACCTCGAACTTTGAGTACGCTGAACATCTGCAAAGTTACTATCTTTCACTAAAGTCCGAAGCGCTCGCGTCCCCTGCGACGCGTGACTTTTTCCGTGAAATCGTAAATCTCCCGGAGAAAAGCCAGGTTATCCGAGAGTATGAGATCACTTTAGCCCCTCGGCTACGCAGCGCCGGGGTAAGCTGCGGCGCGATCTTCCCCGCTCATCGACACATGCGGAACCCAACGGTATGGGATTGGGATCGTCTGCTAGATGACGGCTTCCCGTTCGTAAAAATGGCTCTTATCTCTGGGGAGCAGAGCCATTGTTTTTCGGACAGAGTGATAGACCGCTTGTTTGAAGAGCGATTCCCGGTTCCGCTGGTCAAGCATGTCGAGACTAGCCTGCCACCAGTGCCCGACATGCGAATGCTGTTTTCCAAGTGGCCCGCGCCGAGCTAACCCGAAGAGAGCAGCACTCGCGTCAGTATATTTCTACCGAGAGAAATTCAAAGACCAATGTCATTTGTCGATGCCACTCCATTAGTCGGCGCGGGTCATCTGGTTAGCCGCACTTCTATCGTCTTGATCGTCTTCGGGGTGCGGCATTGTAACGGTGGCGTTTCGCAAACCGCGTTAAACGCTGGCACTTCTGCGCCTTGCAGCTGGATACGCTGCAAAAATTGCAACGTTGCCCTAGCTAGTTCTGGGGTCATGTCGCTATCAATCCGTGGGCTCTGAGTTTTGAGAGTAGGTCGTTCACCACGTCTCGTATATTGGCCGGGTCATCGGTGCAGTTATTGACAACCCCTTGCTGCGGCCCCAAAACCTTGGTTCCGTTCACTCTCAAGCCTCCTGAAGAATTTATGTCAAAGGTGGCCGCGTCTAGCCGCAATGTGCCCTCCCCGGCAGTGGAGGTGCCGCCGAAAGCTATTAACCTGGTATCGTAGTCGTTGTCGGTGCCGGATGTGTGAAAATCTATAGTGCTTGGATCAGCGACGAGCCTCGAACCCATCTCAATGCTGCCATTTGCACCACTGACCGAGAAAACGAGTGAATTGTTCTGTTTGGCTGAGAACGCGATGTCCGGACCAGCGCTCTGGAAGCCGAAGAACATGTTTTCTCTGGCTATATAGCCAGCAGTCGCTTTTGAGCCGGCCCCACCCAATGCTACCGCATCGTATATCCATGCGTATGGCTCCCCTGGAGTGAGTCCGTCCGTCATGGGCGTGGAAGTCTGGTTGATGAACCCAAGCTCCATGGTGCAGGCGACCCTTGCAGGGCTATTTTCTCTTAAGATTGTATTCCCGTTGAATGCCCAAATCTTGGTGAAAGAATTGAATATGGCGTCGGCGCCGTCAGGCGGTGTGGTGGGCTCTGTGACTGACCCTGTGACTTCAAACCAGCCATCTTCGACCTCGACCCATGAACCGTCCTCCGCCCATGTGCTTATAGCGCCGCTATAAACCGGACTGCTGATGGTATCGATGATCATGCCGCGGCGCAGTCGCTTTACAACGTCAGCGGAGAGTGGAGACACCGGAGTTATTCTGGTGGCGGTGTAGGAGGGGGCCTCGACCGTGACGAGCGCAGGGGGGCTCTCCGCCTGCGCAAAAATAGCGACCGCATCTCGCGTTGGATAAACACCCAACAGATTTACATCGTTCAGCCCCGTGATCTCAGGGTTGTCATCGAGTGAACCGCTGATCCTGGCAGCGGTGCCAACTGCTCCATAGACGATGCCGTAAGGCTGTGTTTTGTTCAGGACAGTGCCATCATGGCGGATCAAATGCCCATTGAGGAAATCTGCACCAATGACACGCGCGCCCGGCTCTAAAATCCAATAGATTTCCTTTCCGCCAACATCGATCAGTTCCGTCAGTTCGTAGACCCCTGGTGGGATACGGACATGAGCGATATCTGCAGCAGGGAAGCTTCGGCGCGGGCCTTCCACCTCATTCTGCGCAGGTGAAACTTTGGCCGCGATCGAGAAGGCGTCATTTGACGGCATAACGCCAGTAGGGTCCGCTCCAAATATCAGGACGGTGTAGGTTTCCCTGGATCGCACCCACGCACCGTGCGTTGCCGCAACGGCGTCAGCCTCAATGTAAGTGCCCTCGGCAGTGTCTGCCGCCACCTCATCGCTGTAGTCGCCAGTGCGCCAGATAAATTGCCCCTCACGGCCCCGTTCGGTAAGGTAAACGTGGGTAATCGTATCGGTATCTAGAGCCTTGAGCGTGGTTCGGTTGGGCGTGAACTCGTTGGGCACTGCCCCAAGTGCGGCATCGCGGGCTGCTTCGGCTCGATCGGCGTCGGTACCAGCGGAGAGGGCGCTATCACCCGCCTCACTCGCACTCTGCGCCGCGCTGGCTGCAGCCCCCGCATCAATAATTAGCCGATAGTCATTCCCGTCGCGCACGAACAGCACGACACCGGTCCATTCGCCTGCAGAGAGAGGATTGCCGGCGACGTTGAGGACAGGGCGCGGGGTCTCGCCGCCGACCGACAGCGTCATGGATCCGGTGTTGTCAGTGGCCACCAGCGCAAAAAACACACGCACGTCGTCAGGAGAGAGGCCCGGCTCTAAAGTGGCTGTTTGAGCGTTTGCCGTGCCGCCGAGGCTAACAATCTCTTCAATCCCATATGCTTTAGGAAATCCGAGCCCACGAACCCACGTATTGGCCGAGCGATAGTAATAACCATTGTTATCGGCGTCGGGATCATTGAGGACGACACCGCCAAAGGTTTCATCCGGCGGGGTAACCGCGTTGAGGTCTGGGAGGGTAAGCTTAGTGACCAGCCCCGGGGAATTTATCGTTACATCCGAACCCGTGGAAAAGAATATCTGAGCGAAGCCGATAGAGGATGCGCCCAACACAACGGGGTCATCTGTGGTAGCAATCCATTCAGAGGTCGCATAGGTCGTGCCAGACGTCACAACGATGCGCGTCCCCTTGCGGATATCACGATTGCTGGCGAAGTCCCGAGCCCGCCGCCATTCTCCTGTATCAACGACATAGATGCCGTTTTGCTTGGCATCGGTCTGCGCACGCACCAGCACGCGATCGCCACCGGCCAGCACAACGCCATCGACCGTCTGTAAATCGGACAGCGTAATGTTGGCCGAGGTCGCCACCCGGCACGGTCCCTTGATGGCGGTCGAGGACGACAGCCCGTCCAGGCGATCGATTTGCGTCATGCGATTTGCTCCAAAGAAAAAGGGCCACTCGCGAGAGCAGCCCTTGGGGGATCAATTAATGATGTGGTGGTTGGGCTATCCCAGCAGGACAAGCCCCGCGCCAGCCGCTACTGGAACGGCAACAAACGTCGCGACACCCCAGGCTATGCCATAGGCGTTCGATACGTGTTTGACGGCCCATAACGTCAGGCCGAAAATCACAAGCGTCGCCAGCAAGTCAGTCATCACAGATCCTCTAACTTGCAGGATTATGCCTCTAGTTTACGCCTTCGACAACTGCCGGAATGCCGACATACTCAACGAATGATCGAATGCCAGGAAGAGACGCAAACGGCGCCAGCCTGCGAATGGCGTTGATATCGCCTTCGGTGAGCCCGTCGCCGCTTGTCGTGTCCTTGATCGCGGCCACAGCACGCACCGCCGTATCAATGAAATCAGCCGTTGGCCCCGCGAAGCCTGCTGCCGTCGAGCGCATAATGTAGCGGCTCGACTTGCCGTCCTGATCCGAGCTCGGGAACAATGCCGAGAGCGCCCCATACGCACCGACGCCGAAAGCCTTTTCCACAGTATTGTTGACCTCGAAGGCCAAGGCGAAGATGCCTGATCGGTCGAGCCCTTCTGCGATCCATCGGCCCGGATTGTCGGATATATCATCCATGCGGTTCGATTCCACCGACTTGAGCCAGTAAATCATCATGCCGACAGTCGCGGCCATCATCGTGCCGGCGACAAATCCTGATGGCCGCTCCTGCAAGCCCCGCATCAGCATTCGCTGGTTACTGGCCAACGCAAAGCTCTTGAACTGCCCCACGAGCCGCCCCGTGGGCGTGTGCATGAATAGCGGCACATCACCAACACCGCGCGTCACAATCGTTGTGTCGACGTCCTTGTTGATTGCAGCGCGGTAGATGCGTCGCGCCTCGATGTCATCCCAGTCGTCAGTGCCGGCCACACGAATATCGCCGTCCTCTGTCGTGCCATGGCGCTGGAATTGACGCCCAATCCGCTCTGCCATGCCCGCATCAATCCCGAGATAGGCAAGATAAGCCCGCTCGCGCTTGCCCAGGCTGGCATAGTCGGTGGAACCGCGCAGGATGCGGCTCTGGGTCAGCACCGACGCAAAGCTCTTCTGAAAGTCGTTCCAGAACACAAGGCCGTTGAGTTTGGAGAACACTGCCGCGGTATTGTCCATAAACCGCTCAAAAGGCGACGAGGCGGAATAAGGGTCAGCGATGTCCGCCCAGGTCGCCAGCCTTGTGTTGAGCAGCCGTTCAGTGACAGCTCCGGCGGTCTTTGCCTCTTGCACCGACATCTTGAACCCCTTCAGGTTTCGGATCATCGGCACCAGCCCGTCATTCATCACCGGCCCCAGCCCGTGGACCATCACATGGCGCGAGACGTCGGACAGCGACGAGATGGTCACACCGCCCAGCGCCCGCAGATAGTTGAGTGTGCCAGCGACGCGCGCCACTCGAGCGTAGTTGCTGGCGTTCTCTTCGCGCTTGTATGTGCCCCGGATCAGGTCGCGCAGCGCGCGGATATCCTGCACGTCCGTTTTTTCCCGATTAGTCAGCTCACGGAGGCGCTTTTCGATCTGGGCGCGCGGCGTATTTTTGGGATTGCCAGCATCGTCAAGGTCAGCCTCAACGCGTTCGCGTGCCGTCGTGTACTCAGCCCGCACAGCATCGATCTGCTCTTTCATATCCGCCCGGCCAAATGTCCGCGTCAGCTCGACATCAGCCGCCATCACACGGGCATAGCGCCGGGCCACCTTCTCCACGTCACTCTCAAGAAAGTCCTCAATCATGCGGTCAGGAATGTTGAACGTCCGCTCTTTCAGCGGCCCGCGCGTCGCAGCCACGATATCGCGCGGGATTTCCCCGTCCGCATTGCGACCCAACAGCGTGTCATAGATGTTGTTGACGATCTCGTTGACGTAGTCTTGCCGGTCGGCATCCGAGACGAAATCAGGAAGCTCCTGGCGCATCTTGGGCAGCATCGGCTGCAGCTTCTCAACTTTGGCCTCCAGCCGATTGATGGCAGGATCGAACCGTGTCAGCTCGTCTGTCTTCAGACGCAATTCGCGGGCCAAATCATCGTTGAGGCGCCCGCGCTGCTCGACACGCTTTAGCGCTTGGACACGGCGCGCCACAGCGCTCTGCCTGATCCGCTGTTTGCCCAGGTCACGTTTGGCAGTCGCATAGTCGAGGATGATGCCGACATTCGGCGAAGCGCGCGCGATATCCTGGTACTGCAGGATTTCCTCATTGAGCGCCTGCATCTGGGTTTCGGCCTCGATCATGGCCTCTTCCCGCACAATGCGCTCATTGACCAGCGGATCGGTCGCAGTGTCGAACTTTTGAAGCTCAGCCTCAAGCCGATCGACACGGGCAATCATGTCGTCATATTGGCGATTTGCCGCGGTGATGGTGCGCAGATAGTCCCGCACCTCCTTGACCGACGCATTGCGACCCAGCCCGACCTGATCCAACCACGAATCGGCATAGTCGACCAGCGCATCAACGTTCTGATCCATCATCCGTTGGTCTTCCGTGCGCAGCGGAGTGCCGCCAATTTCGGCGCGAATTGCTTCCATGATGTCATTGGGCGCGAGATAGCCGTTCTCGATCGGGTTGAGGTTCTGTGTCAAAATCTCGTCTTCCCCCCAGACCAGATTATCGACATCGCTTCGTCCGCCAGCCTTGCGGAATAGCCCAGGATGCGACTGGGGAGTGACGCCCAGCGCCCGAAGATCCGCATCAAGTGGCGTACCCACCCGAACCCCGCCACGGTCGCGCAGCAGGCTTAGAACGGGGAAGCGTTCGCGATAGCTGCGATTGGCGCCAGAGCGCCGCGCCTGGCGCGCTTCCCGCACGGCAGTGATGGCGTCCTGAGTGTCACCGGCATTGCGCAGGATGCGCAGCAGCTCAGGCGGCGGGGCCTCTTCACGAGCCTGCATAAGCGACAGCTCTGTTTCTTCAAGATTGCGAACCATCCCGGCCCGGCGCGCTTCTCGCGCTTCAAGGTTTTGCGTCGACGTCTCGAACCGCTGCCGAGCCGCCGAGAATTGATCCGCTGCCGTTTCAGCCTCAACAATCCTGTTGCCGATTGTGATCTCTTCCGACTTGAACTGCAGCGAGGAAATCACCTCATCGGCCCAGTTTCGCACAATGCCTTTGAAGCGCTGCTCTTGCGCAATCATCATCGGCACATTGTAAACCCGGCTGAAATACGATTCCGCTGTCGAGACCGACACATCGGCCGGCAGCAGCCCCGCCTCGATCGCCTGCTCTTTCAGCGGATTGAACACATCGCGCCGCCACGCTTCCGCTGCCTTGGACACGCGGGGATCCGCCGCGGTATCAGATCGCCGCATAGCTTGGCCCACTGCCCGATTGAAATCGGACTGGCTCATGGTCCCGCCATTCTGCCGGAACTCGCGATAGATATTTTGGTGTTGCTCGATCGCACGCGCCACATGGCCTTGCGTGTATTCCTTGACCAGTGTTTCGACGCCCGGTGCCGAGGCTTGCCCTTCCATGTTCTTGCGCATGTAGATCGGGTTTTCATACAGGCGAGTGGCAATGTTGCGCACCTCAACGGACGGGCTTTGCAGCGTCCGCAAGACAGGATTGAGCCCGCCAAACGCCTGCCCCGTGAACTGGGCAGCACGCCCGGCAATGGTCAGGTCTTCGAGTGTGTCGACGGTTCGCGCCGCAGCGCCAGCATCACTGGCCGTCTCGTTGCTGGCCAGTCGTCGCTGCAATTCGCCCTGCAGCGCATCCTCATTGGCGCGCTGTGGGTCGACGCCATCAAAGGGCTGGCGCAGATCAGCATCAGCCGCCGCTGAAAACCGCGCCCAATCCATGCGCGAAACCGCTGCAGAGATGCCACCGCCGAGCGCGCCGCCCAGGATCACAGACCCGCCGATGTTCAAGGCGCTTTCCGTGGCCGTGCGCGTCTCCTGAGTGGACTGGAGCGCAAGTTCCGCTGTAGTGGCCCCAACGCCCGCCCACGTCGCTGTAGAGACCGCTGTGCGTGCCGCGGCCTGCCCAGCCCTTACCCCGCGATAGATGTTGCCACCGGGCAGAAGTATCTCGGGCGAGAACACGCCAGCACCTATTGAAGCCAGAAGACCCCATCCGCCCGCAGCATCGATCGTGCGACGGTCAGCATTCTCCCTGTCGATCTGGGCTTTCAGCGCATCGGCCTGCGCCCGGTTGAAGACGTTTGCAAAGCGCGCACTGTATGGCTCATATGGCGTGCCTGAAATCGAGCCCCACCAATCAAAGTCAGGATCGACCGGCCCGCCCGCAGATTGCCGCGACAACATCGACACAAGAGGGTTTTCCATCCGGAACGCGGCGCCGATCAAAGCACCCGGTCCAACGTCCACCTCTTCCGAGGGCGGCCGCAGGTCAATCCCCGTCATGTCGTTGGGATTGCTGATCCGAGTTTGAGGGCGATCAACCAGGGCCATTAGTTGCGCCCCTGCTGATTAAACCAGTCAATCGGCTGTCCCGGCACAAAGTTCTCCTGCTCTTGCATCAGTCTTTCGGCCATATCGTTGGGAATGAAATAATCGCTGCTCTCTTCGACAGGACCATTGCCCCGCACTTCGCTGGCCTGCCCGCCGAGGGCATTCATCTGCTCGACCAGCGCTGCATCAGCGGCCTCGGCCCGCGCCTGCGCCTCTTCCAACGGCATGCCGCTCTGAACGTCTTGGCGCCACTGAACCATCACCCGGGCGCGTTCGCCTTCAAGCTGGTTTCGCTGGCTCTGGAGTGTCTGGAGCTGCTGGACCTCATCGCCCAGCGTGAACATTTGCGGCGCCATGTTCCAGACCCCGTCAGGCGTCTGGTAGTAGAGGTTATATCGCGGCACCATGCCTGCCGAGACGTCCTGCGCCGTTTCTGTCGTTCCCACCAGCATGGCATTCTGAGATGTCGCTTCGATTGATCGCGCATCACGCATGACGATATCGCGCAGATAGTCATGACTGCCGGCAACGGATGGAAAGAAATTCTCGGGGGGGAATTTCATCAGTGCGGCATTGCCCGAAACGCTGCTCACCCCATAGGTCCGCCGCATCTCCTGGATGGCCAGTTGCTTGGTCACAGCGATATCACCGTTCGCCTGCAGATAGGCGTCCTCGGCAAAGGACATATAGTCCGCCAAGACTGCCTCTTGCTGTTCGATCGTCACGCCTGTGGACACAGCGCCGAACCCGAGGAACCCGGCCCCGAACTCTTGCACGATATCTTGCGGGCCAAGCGACTTGCGATCCTCAGTCCAGCGCGCCTGCAAAACCTCGACACGCTGCTGCTGCGCCGGGTCATTCATCCGCATGTATTGCTGCGCCGCCTGTTCGGCAGTGAAGCCACGACCGTTGACTAGAGCGTTGTACATGTCGGCAGCGTCGCGCACTTCCCTGCCGTGCTCCACAGCCATTAGCCCTTGCGGGGCGGTATCGGTCAGCATCGCAGCAGTCTGCAGCGCACGCGTTACCGCAGCCGTATCTGTGCCCGTAAGCCCCTGCCGCACGTCCGCAATGGCCTGAGACGGCACGACGCCAGTGTCAGCGATAAGCTGGGTTGTGGCCGCTTCTCGTTGCTCTGCCGGCACAGCCGTTTGCAACTCATCGAAGACATCATCAACCAACCGCCGGTTGTCCGAGTTGAAGGGGTTGAGCCCGGCACTTTGCCCTGCCTGCCAGCTCGCCAGAAAATTCTGCGCATCGCTTACGCGCCCGACCTCAGTGCGCAGCGTATTCAACAGCGTTGCTTTATCGCTGTCGGTCAGCATCGCATCGTTGAGGATCTGCTGTTCGGACACGATGTCCCGCGTCCGGATGCCAAGCTCAATGCTGCCCTTGTGTGCCGCATATTCCGATTGCGCACGAGCCTGTGCCGCAGACGCCTGCTGCGACTGGCGCGACGCGGCCATCTGGTCAATGGCGATCCGCTGCGTTGGCGGCAAGCGCTGATACCATTCCGGATTGCCTTCGCCCCGAATGATCGCAGCCTCTTTTAGCCGGCGTTCCCGATTGACGCCGCCATTGTCGTTTTGGAGCGAGGCCACAGCATCTGCAATCGCCACGGGATCACCACCGCGCACCGCGTCCCGAATCCGGGGAGGGATTTCGCCATAGTTGTAGGTAACCGATGTCAGCGCAGCGCGCGTCTGGGGCGGCAATGCTGCCCAGGCGTCCACGCCGACATTGCGCACCGCGACTTGCTCAAATTCCCGAATGCGCCGGGCCAGATCGCGCTCCGCATCTTCCCGCGTCACCATCATTCCAGGCTGCACCCGAACCACAGAGCCATCGGCCCGCGTAATCGTGTCCGAGCCATAGCCAATGCGATAGGCGTTCACGTCCCAATAAGGGCTTGTCTGGAACCCTTCAAACGACCGCAGGATTGCCGCCGTATCACCTTGGGGCAGCGGGCCGGTAAATTCCCCGGAATCGACAGCGTTCTGCCCCAGAGCATAGTCGCCTTGCTGCAGGAAGGTTTCGCGCCACTCTTGAGCCGTTCCGGGCGCCAGTAGTCCCGTCTGCTCATTGACCGCAATTGCCCCTTCGATGTCGAGGCGTGCGCGTTCGCGCTCTTCTTCTGGCCGGCTGGGGTCGGTCAGGATATTGTAGTTCGTTTCGATCGCCTGCCCGAGATCGACCACTTGCTGCTCTTGCACGCGGGCAAAGGAACGATCCCCGATGCGATCCACAAAGCCAGTGGCGTGCGCCTGCTTGTCCAGCAGCCACAACTGGCGCGCTTCCGGGTCGGAAATCAGGTTTGCCGAGCTTGAGAGTAGCTCTTGCGTCGACTGCTGCGCTCGCTGCCCCCAGGTCGAATAATTCCCATCCTGATTGAAGCCGTTTTCGATGCCGATCAGGCCGCTATTGTACTGGGCATCGGCCTTGCTAAGCTCGAGCGCAAGGGCCTTCTGCCGCTCCTGCTCCCCGAATGCGACCGCCACCGCCCCGGCTTGACGCAATCCGCTGCCAAAATCGGCCAGCCCGCGCCCTTCCGCCGTCGTGTCTTGGCGCGCAATGGAACGCCCCGTCCGCAATGAGCCCGGCCCGGAGATTTCCGCCGCTGTTGGAATACGCGCCATCTAAAATGCCCCCGCCAAGGAAGAGAAACCACTGCTCAAGCCCGAGAACATCGTGCCCATTGCGCTCAGTTCGGAACCACGGCGCTGAGAGCGCCCTGTGCGGCGCGTAGCCTCAGCTTGAGTGAACATGCCAGCACGGCGGCTTTCCCCGCCGAACAGCGCCGCCTGCGCCCCGTATTCAGCCCTTGAGGCGATGTCGCCCATGATACGCATGATCGTCGGAGCATCTGCACCAGCGCCGCCACCCGACGCCGCAGCGCGGGCCTGTGCGGCTGAGTTTGCAAGCCGCCCCTCGCGACGACGTTCAAGTGCATCGCGCTGAGAGGCGGCAAACTCTTCCTTGCTGTTGTCTTCAAGCTGCGCAGCCTCGAAATAGGCGTCTTCTTCCGCAGCTTTTCCAGCTTCGCGCTGCCCACGCGCTTGCGCCATCGTGCCAACAATTTGAAGGCCGGCACCGGCAACCCCGGCTATGCCTGCGATGACTGGGAGTGGTGCCATAGCCAGATTTCCTCGCCTTGTTCCATACCGTGGAAGGTGAACCCGAGCCGCGACAGAAGGCGTTCGGAGGTTTCATGCTGCCGATCGCGCGGCGTGTAGATTTCGGTCTCACCAAGCTGGACGGCTTTGACCAGCATTCGCTTGGCCCAGCGCCACACGACGATAGCGCTGGGCTCTTCGAGAACGGACAGGAAAAGCCAACAGCGCCCGCCGCCCCACGCGAGACCGCCCCAGCCAAACATGCGATTGTCGCGGATCCCTACATAACCAGCGATCGGCATATCGACGTCATAGCCGGTCAGTTCGGCCAACTGCGCCCGGCTCACCGCCACGACGCGAATGTCAGACAGTTTCGATCCCCAGGCGCATCGCCAGAAACTTGGCCGTAAAGGGCGAATTGACCTCAACGCACACGCGGCTATCCAGGTCAAAGCCATCGTCAACCGGAAACGGCTGCTCATCCCGCACATCATTGAGCACGATCGCCTGCGCTGCCGCGCCACTCTCATCGAGCGAGGGCATGTCATCGAGCGCGTCGAAGTCCGAACCGAACTTCACACCGGAGCGAACAAAATCCGTCATAAGCAGGCCCGTATCGACCAGCCGCTTGCGCTTCATGGTCGGGCTATACCCCTCAACGCCACTGCCCAAACGCCCCGATTTATACCGACCGCGATAGGGAAGACCCAGAACCGTCTGGGTGTTCTCGTAGCCCGCCGGCAGAGACACATTCCCGCCCGTCACGACAAACTCGCGCCGCGATCCGTCACCGTTGACGATCGGACCGCCTGCAGCCCAGGCGACAACAGTTTCACCTTCAAGATGATCAAGGCCGCTGATCAGCGTCCCTGTGGGCGTCAACACAGCGAAGCTGTCCATTGTCTTGCAAAGCGTGGAAGGCTTGACCTCACTGTCGAGCGCCATTTTCTCAAAATAGCGAACGGTCTCTCCATCGACCTCGCGACGGATCGATGCATAGACGCGATCCTGCACAGTACTCTGCTGCACTGTGACCGATTCCACGGCGCCCGTTGTCTCGACCAGAAAAAAGCCCAGCACCTCATTGTCGGGATCATAGAGAACGCAGGCCAGATTGCCGTCTTCCAGTGCCGCCCATACGCGCGGATCAGGCGAACGCTGTACGGCGAGCTCAACAATCCCCGCGGAAAAAATGCTTTTGGTCAGCTTCGAGATGTCGTTTACCGCGTAGCCCGCGCCAGTCCAGCGAACGAGGAATATGCCGCGCCGCGTCGCATCGACAAACAGACCCTCATTACCGATTTGGACGGCCCCTATCGGGGCGCAGCCGATAGACCCTTTCAAAACCTTGATGGTCAGACTGTCCGGGGTCAGAATTTCGCCCTGAGACGACGCCCTGGCGCTGACAACCGATGTGCCCGTGCCAATGACGAGCTCTTCAAGCGAGAGCATCCACTGCGCCTCATTCGAGCCGCTGGTTGCAATCGCGCGGTTGATCGGCCCGGCCTCGCCCTCGAAACTGTCGTCAAAGCTATCGAACGCGTCCGAAATCGAACCCCACAGCTTATCGCGGCCGGACCAAAACAGACGCCCTTCATGGAGCGATACCGCAGTGGGCCACCCTGAGACGAATGGCCAGTCCGAGACCTCCCATTCGCTTGTTTCGTAGTCGCCATCCTCGAGGCGCCGGATAGCCACGTCAGCAGTCAACTGCGTGGTTGGGTTGACGGTCTCGATTTCAAAGACGTTGATTGCCTGGTCGCCGGCATATTCCATCCCGACAAGGGCCACTCCGCTGGTATAGTCGCCCGGCTCAAACCCGACGCGGTACCAAACGATGGCATTGTCGTCGTCATCGTCGTTCGTAAAGCTTGCATTGGCCGTGATATCGATCGTTGAGCCCGGCGCCTCACGCCGGAACGGACGGTAGCCAAAGTCTGGGCCGTCAAAGCTGCGAAACGTCTTGAGTGTGCCTGACCATGTGCCGGTAATCGAGACGCTAAATTCCCGATCGTTGTAGTCAGTCGCATTGACGCCGGTCACCCGAATGGGATCGGTATAGACGCCACCCGCAGCAAGGCGTTGCGAAAACTCTTTGCGCTCCGAGAATGTGCGAATGAGCCCGCCGACATCACTCACTTGCATCCATGCCGTGGACGTCTGCAGCCCATTGGTGCCCATAAAGTCGGTGACAGTGCCTTCAAACGGCTTGCCAGAGGCGAAGGGGCCATCAAACGCCTGATACTTGGTGACGGACCACGAGGTCTGCCCGCGCCGCTCTATGCGTCTCTGCTGGTGCCCGGGGCATGCCGCGAAGATGACATCGAGGCTAGGATCAAGCCGTAGGCGGCTCAAATCGTCCACGGTCCAGGGGGTCGGAATTTCCACGACGCCAGCGGCCTCGATCTGGATCGAGTCGACAAAGGCGCGGTCAAGCACCTGGTCGGTGCTGAACTCCACCCAGAAATTGCCGGAGCCAACCGGCGTAAAGGCCACAGAGTGGACGCCAGTCCCCAAAACGGTTGGCCCAAAGTAATTTGACGATCCAGCCCCACCCCCCACCTTGAACGTGACCGGCCCGCGCGTCACAACAATGCGCAGGGCGTGCTCAACACCGGGATTGCTGCCCGTAACCTCGCGGCGGCAATACCCGGTTCGCCCCTTGCCGACAGCGGCGATCTGCAGCATGCCACCGCCGATCAAGACGGATGGGCTTGCCGATGTGACCCAGCCCGTTCCCGAGCTGAAATCACCGTTTGTCACCGTCGCAGAGACCGCTGTGCGGGTCAGCAATTCGTCTTCCACCCAGACGCGCATCGTCTCGTCGGTGAATTCAAGGATCGCCCGTTCTTCGTCCGACCGGTAGTAGGCCCAGATGCGTCCGCGATCGTTGTCCTTGACCGGAGCCAGATACTCAAATCCAGGCCGCATAAACATTTCGCCTGTCACGGCCCCGAGCAGATTGGTTTGCACCTCAGCGCCGATCTGGACCCGCAGCAAGTCCTGCCGGTGCAGCTTTTCCTTGTCGATAACGCCGACATTAAACTGCTGGTTAACGGTCTCCATCTTGGCCATTAGCGTTGGCTCCCGTGGCGCCCGTAACGCGCTCTGGCCCAACGCCCAGCCGGACGGCGGGCAACAGGCTGCTCGATGGCGTCACTCACCTTCGCCTCGCTCAGAAGCCGCTTGTGCAGCCCCCATACGTCGTTGCGCGTGCCCTTGTCGCCAGTGACCGGCAGGCCAGACTTGAAAGCGAGATAGGCTTGATGGGCCAGAGCAAATGCCGGGGGCCACTTCCCGAGGTCCATCCCATATTCAGCGTCGTATGAGACATAGCGCAGGAATGCCTCGCTATAATCGCAAAACCAGTAGCCGTTTTCGTTCTGATACCGCTCCATTTCCTGATCGGCAAAGCCGGTCGCAGAGAGCGTCACAATCCGCACGAAGTCGTCAGGGATTTTGATCGCGTAACGATATCCACTGACCGGCTCGACATCATCGTCAAAAGCCATTTCCGACGATCGAATGGCGAAATTCCACAGCCCCTTTGAGAGCATGTATTCATTCGCCTCATCCCATGCCGCATCCAGTTCGCGGCGGGATTTCTCATTGACCGAAAGATTGGCAATGCGGGTCTGCCCCAGCATTTGCAGAGCGCCATTGTACTGGCGCAGACGATCCGTTGCCATGCTCAGCCCTCGCTTTCGCCTTAGCCGTTGGCCTTGGCGCTGTGTTCAATCGCCGCCTCGATCGCGGCCTTTTTCGAAGGCAGATCGCGCTGGATTTCGTTGTGCGGCTGTTTGGTGTGGACCCGCCATTTCGTCATCGGCGTGAAGGTCACCGTGTAATTGTCCGGAATGTCCGGCAGGTCATCGCCGTTCTCTGCGACAATCGTTTCGTCGCGGTCCTTGGCGACATAGGCCATCCGAGGCCGAAGGTTGACGTAGCCGACACCCTTACCGATCACGCGCAGCTGCACGTCCAGCGACATGTCTTTCGACAGAACGTCAACCAGATCGCCGGCGCGTAGCGTGCCAGTGTGGTGGGCCCAGAAATTGGGGCGCAGAATGTCGTCCATCGTCACATCATTGTCGACGGTGACGTGATGATAGGTGCGAACGTAATCAGCGCCAGCCGCGCGCATCGCGGTCGGTTGCAAGGTCTTCATTTAAATTCACCTCTGAGGTTGCGCGGTCGGTTCGGGGCAGGCTCAAGGCCCGCCCCTCGACCGGGTAAAGGAGGCACTTTGCCCAGCCGAAGCCGGGAGTGGCCTTAGTCGGTGTCGGTCGCCGTGACCGCGACGCCATCCGACAGGTCGACAGCAGTCGATGTTGCCGAAGTGACGATCATCAATTGCATCGCAATTGGTGCGGCGTCGGTGTCCACGACAATAACCAGATCGCCGGCACGCATGCCGAGGTCATAGCCATTGGTGAAGTAGCCCGAAACACGGACAGCGGTCGCGGCGTCGGTGGACTTGTAGAACCACAGACGGCCGCCACCACCAATGCCCTGCGCAATGAGGGCGGGAGGGTTGTCAGTCGAATATGCCATCGATCAGATCTCCTTACGTGGCCACGTAGCCCGAGCCGTTCCAGGTGATTTTCACGATGCCGCTATTCTGGAGAATTTTGGCAGCGTGATAGACCGTGGCACGGGACCAGGACAGGTCCTGCTTTTCGTCGTAGCCGGCGAAAACTTTGTCCTCGCCAACGTTGATCGCGTAGCCGATGGCCGAGCGATGGAAGACGAACAGCTCTTCGCTGGCCGTTCCCTTGCCGGTCACGCGACTGGAGGTAATCAGGTTCATGCCTGCGAAGCGCCGCACCTTGCGGGCCGGACCGGCGTAAACCTTCATGTCGACATAGTCTGCGCTCGAGAACTCATCGAGCCCCATCAGAGCGGCACGGAATGCCGGGCTGATGATTGCAAACATGTTGTCCTCTTCCTCGACGTCGACGTCAGAGTTGCCGAGGATCGCCTGTGCACCCACAAGAGCGTCAACGGCATTGGTGCCCGTGTTGAAGTCCTGCGTCGCGTTAGACAATTCCGACAGCATCGTCAGATCGATGTCGCGGTTGATGACGTTGATCGAGGCATTACGCATGCCCTTGATCTGGTCGCCCTGCGAAGCAAACACGTTAAAGCCGGTCAGCTCATAGGGTGCGTGCTTCTCAACCAGCGTTGCCGTGTACTGGTTGTTGGTGGGGTTGCCGTAAGGGATGAGCCCGTTCGTTCCACGGGTCACGGCAGTGTCACCACCGGAGCCAGTCACCACAAAGGTGGCCTGGTTGCCGTTGACAACGCTTTCCTTCGTCGCCGCCATGCGCAGCATGGATGCCTTCTGCTCAAAGGCCGGCACGAAGTCCTTACGGTACTGGGTAACAGCGGCTTCGATAGCCATTGCTCAGTCCTTTCAGAATGTCGTTTGAGGGAGCGCCTGCACATCGAGGGAGGCCGAAAAGCAAGCGGGGCCGTTTCCGGGGAGGCCGCAGCAATTCGGGGCTGTCAGTCTGGCAAGAAAAAACCGCCCGAAGGCGGCTACGTGGTCGATCAGAGTGAGGTTAGCGCTTTCGCTTTTCCTCCTTCTCCAGGATCGTCCGCATCTCTTTGTCGAGCCCTTCGCTCTCGTACCGCTCGAAGTCGGTATTGCGGATTTGCTCGATTTCAGCCTTGCGGCTGTTGTGTTTCGCCTCGGCGTCAGCATTGGCAAAGGCCGAATCCCCGAAGGTCAAACGGCCCTGCTCGACTGCCCAGCGAATGAAATCCGGGTTATCGCCCAGGCGCCGGCCGTCAGGCATGCGCGCCTCACCCCAGCTATCACCGACACCGGGAATGCTGGCAATGAAGTCCTTCGCCAACTGACTGTTGGCCCGGTATTCCCGGCCATAGTCCTGTCGCAGCTCATCGATCGCCGTCTCAGACGCCAGTTTGTCGGTTGCGGCCTGTTCGGTCAGGATTTGGTCCTGGCTCTGGAAATACCACTCCAGCGCGGTATCGAGCGCGCCTTGCGGCAAATTCCGCTCATGGGCGAACTCGGTAAAGCTCGACAGCAATGGCTTGTCGTCGTCGGTCACCAAGTCCTTGACCGTATCGGGGATGCCGTAGCCCGTTGCGTCGTCGGGAATGCCGTTATCCTTGCGCCAAGCCTTGAGCGCTTCGGGGTCCGAGCCGTCAGGCGCGTCCGTCTTGCCCTTGCCAGTGCGCAGCTTGGTCTGGGTATCGCGCAGGGCCTTTACCGCATCGCGCGGAGATCCATAGCGAGACAGCAACTTGGCCAGATCGGCATCGCCGTCCGCCATCTTGTCGCGCCAGTCATCGCCCCAAGTGCCGGGCTTGTCGCCTGCCCCATCGTCTTTACCGGCGCCAGCGTTCAGCGCGCTCTTGTCAACGCCCTTGTCGTCACCGGCAGCACCATCAGCCGCCGCGCCGCCTTCCCCGCCGTCAGCGGGCTCTTTTTTGCCGGGTTCGGCACCATCACCAGCAGCAGCGCCGCCGTCTTCTGGCGCAAATAGGGGATAACGGATCACGTCCGCATCGAGAAATCGCATCATTCTTGCCTCGTTTTGCTGTCGCTCGATGCCGCGTCACCTCTTGACACAGCCTTGAGCACTTCGGGCGTGAGCATCTTGGCAATCTGGAGACCGGCAAACCGCCTGCCTTCCGCAAAAGCCGTTGCTCTATCCCCATCCTGGCCACCGGGTCGGTAGCTCAGATCGTACATTCCGCAGGCGTTGCGGATGATCCATTCCATTGCGCGACGCTGTTGCCCCTCATTGGCGACACCCTCATGCAGCGCGCGGATGGCTGCGACATCTGCCGCAGAATATTCGGCCGGCGTGTGTGCATGCTTTGCCATTATGCCAAGCCCGCCTCTTGCGCCGCCTTGGTCGCTGCCGCGACGTCACTGACAACCCCTGCCCCCTCGCGCGCAGCCTGTGCTGCCTGTGCGAGCTGCTGGGTTTGCCGCTCGCGCTCCGCTTCCGTCGCCTGCTGCTCTTCGCTCTTGAGCCAGTCGGGTTCTGCGCCCGTGCCGATGATGGCGTCTTTCGTTGCCTTCCGGACATCGAGCATCGAGGGCACCGTATTGTCGAACTCTGCCGAGGCCGCAGCGATCTGCAGCGTCTCAGCCAGGGCGGCAACACGCTTGCGACCGTCCACAGTGTTCAGCGGGCTGTCGAACTGGAACGTCACCTCTTCGCCCTTGAGCGCGTCGGGGAACTCGTCAAAGCGGATCGCCCCGCGATGAGCAGCCAGAGAGAAGGCGATATCGAGCAGCGGCAGATGATACTCGCTCTCGATCGGCTGGAAGAACGGTAGCGCAGCGCGCCGGAACTCTTCCATCCGCTGTTGCGTCTCATATGCCGTCATTTCCCGCGTGTTGGGCAGGGTCAGTTTGTTGAGCAGGAACGCCTCGGCAATAAGTCCGCGCACATCCTGAACCATGTCGAGCCCGAAGCCCACGGCGCCGGAGCTGTCCAGCATCATCAGCGCTTCACGGATATCCTTGTCCTCTTCCATGTCCACATACGTCAGGCCACCGGCCCGCACGTCGAAGACGTCATTGCGAAAGATTTCACCCTTGGCGACAAACGGAGGATCAAGAGCCTTTTCGCCCTGCTCCATCAGGACATTGCGCATTGACTGGATCATGCGACCGTCAGGCAGCGCGATCGTCGCAGCCGGGCTGAAACCCTGCGCGAAGTTACCCATCTGGCGCCAGCGCGGCAGGACGAAGTTGAAGACCGGCAGCGCTCCGTCGTACATCGTGACTTCGTGGTCCACGTCGATATAGAGCACGCGGAACTCCATGCCCCGCGCCTCGCGCCGCTTCTTGGGATCGTCGCCATAGAGCAGATCAAACGGGCACACGACGAGCTCAACGTTGACCTTGCGCGATGGGTCTTTCTCCGCTGCGTCCTTGACCTCTTGGTGAAGCGTCCAGCCCCGCTTGCCGGCCAGCGTCTTGGCAGTCATCGGCACCTTGAGATGGATATGGTCGGCCTTGTGGTCGGCATTGTAGAGCCATGCAGCGTCACGTGGATGGTGCGCCTTGAACAGCAGATGATCGCGGTTCTGGCTTTCCTCGACCGAAATGACGGGATTGCCGAACGCGACCCAATCATGGTCAGCCTCGATCATAGCCGGCACGAAACGCGACCGGCGATCGTCCACCAGTTGGCGCAAGCGCTTGGAGGCATAGTCCAGCGCTATGCGGTTGCTGTCCTCTTCATCGATTTCCTCGATCCCCGTGCGAACCTCGTACCACTTACCCTGCCGCAGCATGGCATGGATGGCGTTGCCCAGCGTTTCACGGGCCAGCACTGGAGAGGATTCGGCAAGTTCTCTGGAAAAATCCTCGAAGTCGATCGTCTGCGTGAAGTCGGAACGCATCGGATAGAAGTTTTCCGCAATGTCTTGGCAGAGGTTGTGCCAGGAGTGCTTTTTGGTGAACAGCCCCTTACCAATCCTGCAAAGCTCTTTTGCGCGAGTATCCATTAAAAGCTCCCCAGCGCCGAGCGAGGCTGCTCACGCTGCCGCCGCTGGCGCATGGTCAGATCAGTGGAAACACGCCCGGAACGCCGAGACACGCGGTTGCGCTCTTCCGTTGCGGCTCGACGCGCAGCGGGCGATTCCGGGTCCGGCATCGGGCGGGGATCGTCCGCCAGCGCACTGTCTGGCTGTGGCGCAGGCTTGGCCGGCGTTGCTACTGGTTCGCTGCGACGCTTGCCGCCGAAAAGTCCGCCCATGGCTATCTCCTGGCGCTTGAGCGCGTGCGACCGCGCAATACCTGTGGTTTCCTGTGCCCGCCCTCGGGCGCCTCTTTCTTGGTCATTGCGGGGAACAGATGCGCCAGCGCCCAGACCAGAGCGTCAGCCCTGTCCGGGGATTTGCTGCCGACATAGCCTGCCGTCGTCATGGCCAAGAGTTGGTCTTCCAAGTCGGGGAAATAGCCGACATGTGAAATCTTCTGCTGATCGTAGAGCGCCGAAATGGGTTCAGCCCGCACGATCTTGCCGCGACTGGCATGCACTGCCCGGTAAGGAACCTGTCCGCCTGTCTTGCGGTCTCGATCGGTTGCAGCGCCCCGAATGACTTCCGCCACCATAGCGCCGCCGAAATTCTCTTCCGCCACGATGCAATCGGCCTCGTACCGATCAAAGGCAGCAACAGCAGCCTTGCCCCACTGGGCTGGCCCCATGCGCCCTGAAAGGTCTTCGAGCAGATATCCCCTGCCGTCGCGACCCAGACCGACCACCACCATGCCGACCTCATCAGAGCGCTTGTCCTCTTCACCGGAGGCGCCAGAAGGATCGATCGCGATAACGATCCGCACCATCTCGGGAATGTTGCCGTCAACGATGCGCTGCTGGTCTAGCAGCTCGAGCGTCCACAGCGCCGATTCGGACAAGTCAGCGAACTGGCCCAGCAGGAAGCGCCGCCGCATGGCCTCATTCATGGCCTGCAGCTCTTCCATGTAGGAAGGCGGCAGATTTTCCTGATTGTCGGCGGGGTTCATCAGCAGCGCCCCGTAATTGGACGGGTTCGCTATGCCAGTGCGCCTGTCAGGGTCGCGCTTCTCGATGAACAGCCGATACGTCCAATGCGCCATCCCCGGCGGGTTGCAGTCGTAATATGCCTTGAGCCGCAGCGGCGTGTTTTGCGCCAGGCGCGTCATGGCGATATTGCGAGACGCCCACGGGATCTGCGAGCATTCGTTCAGAAACACCGTCGCATATTCTTGGCCGAGGATTTTTTCAGTCCGGGCCTTGTCATCGAGCCCACCGAAAAAGATTTCCGACCATTTCCGAGAGTGCCGGCTGTTGCTGTCATCAGTCGGGATGGCAAAGAACCAGTCCGTTTTATCCATCGAGCACTTAGGCGCCAGATCAGGGAAACAGAGCTCCATCACTTTGGGCAGTGTGTCGAGGATGATCGACGTCTTGATGGCGTTGAACCGATACCGCAGCATGACATGGCGGCTGGGGTGCGCCACTGCTCTGGTCACGGTCCCGCGCACAAAGCCGAATGTTTTGCCCGATCGAGAGCCACCAAACGCCATCACATGCGCAGCGTCCGAGCCCATCAGGTCGCGCTGCGCTTCTTGCTTGCGCGTGAGCTGGAATGTCACGGCTAGAGCAGCTTTGCGTCGTCGCGATCGATCGTCACACTCACCGAGCCGCTATGCTCGATGCGATCAACAAACATGCCCAAGTGCTTGGCGATCTTGTCGAGGGCACTGTTCTTGTCCCAGAGCTTGATCTTGTGGATGTGCTCGATGATCGGGCGGTCTTTCTCGTCGCGCTCACCAGTGGGCCGAGTTACGACCTCGATGCCAGCAACAGCCGCGGCGAACTCTTCATCCCACTCACTGGGCGGCAGCAGCGCACCGCCTGGAGTAAATGCTTTCCGCACGTCCGAGAAGCCGAGCCGCGACATCTCAGCCAGCACACGCTCAATGCTCGTCTGCGCCTTTTCAGCCCCTTGTTCGATCAGCTCAGCTATTCGGGCTTCAATGTTCACATTTGTTGACAAGCGCGATGCAGCAGAGCGGCTTTCTTTGTACCCGGCAGCAACATAGGCTTCCGACGCTGACATGCCTTGTGCCATGCCCTGTGCGAAAGCCTCGTGCTTGGCGTTAGAAAGCGCCGGCACTGATGTCAGTCCTTCGCCACTGCGAGGAAGACGGCAATGCGCGCCTGCTCGATACGGCTCAGCATGTGATAGGGCCGCTTGTGGAGCTTTTCCGGATCGTGCGCCTTGATCCACTGGCGCCAAAAGTCGTCGCCGTCCTTGGCGTTCGCAGCCAAGTCGACGTCGGCATCAACGAAGCTGTCACCGATACCCATAATGCTGTCAAAGCCTGCCACGGCAGTGAGCGCGGCGCGGTTGCCGGATTGGGCCTCATCGGTGACGCGCTCGAAATCTGGCGCGACCTCTTCGACCTGAGCGCGCGTGACGTTCTGGCCGGCGAACTCTTCGACCACCTTCATGGCCGGCTTGCCGCCAGTCGTCCAATGATCGTCATTGCCGTGATCGAGTTTGAGAAGCGCAGCCTTGATGGCTGCAGAGGTTGCAGTGTCCATGGTAGTTGCCTCTGGTTGTGGGGAGTGGCCTACGAATTGGCAGAATGATAAATGTGGCTGCTGTGGCCTTCGCGATACACCTCGAAACCGTCGTGGTCCGCTGTATCGGTGCGCACAAAATACCGCCCGTCATCGATGATGACCGACACGCCAACTGGGATCAGATCGCCCCGGATTCGGTTGTGGCGCTTGCCGTCCTCGCGCACGAGTGTGTAGCCCGCTGGCTCAAGGCGCAGCAGCTTGCGAATGAGGCGCATAGCGTTCCCCTGTGAGATGGATAGGCGGCTCCGGAACTGGTTGGACACCACGGAGCCGCCAAGATGCGCCCTGTGCACAGAACGACTTCGCGGATTGGGAGCTACCCGTGCCGCGCACACCGCCATGGCCGCTGGGAAAATCAACGACGCTGGCAACCTGAAACGCAAAAAGGCCCCGCCGAAGCAGAGCCTTGTTCAAAGTCGCATTTTGCGACCGTGCCTGAAACCTATCTGATTTTACGCCACTCGGTCAATCGGTGACTTGCTAGCCATCCCCCAGTATTCCGCAAGGTTGTTCGCTATGCGTCGGACCTCGACCTTGCCCCGGCTCACCAGCTTGGCGTTGGGCTTGGCAATTCCAGTGATCCACCGGACATAGGCAGTGGGGCCTTTGCCGCCGACAACCACGAACTCGAAGCGCTGGAACATCTTGCGCCCCAGGTGTTGCTGCATCAGGACAAACTCGCGCCGAGCGTCCGCGCCGATCTCAAACACGGCATCTGGGTTGAAGCCGCCGCCGTCGACGGGTTCGCGTTCCATGTCGCAAGCCTTGGAGCCGCCGACCTGTGCCATGTCATACAGGCGCCGGAACTTCGCCGCCGCCATGATCTGGTGCTCTGCCCCGTAGAACTTGGCAAAGCCGCCAATGTATGTGTGGAGATTAACCGCCGCCAGCACCTTCCCGACATCGGGATTATCCGGGTGTTGGGCCCGGAGGTGCCAGAATTGCGCGTCAGATACGGCGGGATCTTGAACCAGCCGGAAACCAAGTGTTTCAGTCACAGAATGACCCCTCGAAATGGGAGGGGTCGGGCAGGCAAAGTGGGATGCCACGCTTATAGCCTCACTTCGCGTTGCGTGCAACAGGCTCGCCTTTCAGCAGCTTACGCCGCCAGCCCTTTGGCGGGGGCCAGGGCACACCCCACCCGCGCAGTGTCTTGGCTGTCCATCCGCCCTTTGGTGATCGCCCCGCCTCTATCTGAGCCACGGTCATTGGAGGACGCCGCGTCACTGGCTCCTTGACCTTCACATCGAGGGATCGCTGAAAAGCGAAATCCGCCCGCTTTTCAGACGGGCTTACCACGTCCCCGGTCGCTCGATCGTATGCCCTCCATGCCTCTCTGTTGGTCCCTACGGCTCCGGCGACCACCCTGCCGTCGACCACCACATCAAACAGCCCATCTGGCCGCTGCACTACGCCTTGCAAGGTCATCAGAACTCGATCCACTTCTCATTGCTGGGCTGCTCTGCTTCGAGCGCCTGCTGATACTCGCCACACCACGACTGGATATGCACATTTGGCCACGCGTCATTGAGGTGGCTAGAACTAGCCGTCACCTCGCCGGTCTGGCCACTGCTCGTCATCCACACGTTGAACGCCGCCGGCGCGAATGGCGGGAATCGGACGCAGTATCCGCCGCCCTTCCCTGCCGCCTCGTCAGACCGAATGCGCCAGAATTTGCACGTTCCACACTGTTCCATGGTCAATCTCCGTTGCTGATGTACTGGCGCGGCCACAGACCGCGATCAAAGGATGAATGGTAGCGGTAGGTGGCCTGATCGAACCACAGGCCGATCTTGCCCTCAAAGTCACCGTTACGCTGTTTCGGAATGTTGAGGATCGTTCCCGGCTTCTCGTTGAGCTCGTCGCGTTCCTCGTCGGTCTTTGCCGCCTGGATCGCGTCCTCGTGTTTGCGATTGCGCCAAATGCTGATGATGTTTGCGGCGTTGCCGCCGATTTCCATCCCCCCTTTGATGTCGTCGGTCGCTGGAGGACCGCCACCGCTCTCACCCTTGCGGGCATGGGCCACCAGATGAATGTGGACGCTGTTGGCGACGCACCAGTCAACGAGCTTAAACACTGCCGTTTCCTGCCCGTTGTAATCGTCAGAGGCGATGCCCAGCCGCATCAGGCTGTCGATCACGAACTGGTCGCACCCGTATCGGGCCCGGGCATAGTCGAAGACTTCCAGCAAGCTGTCGACGCCGGCCTTGCCGATCTTTTCGTAAAGCAGCAGCCCACGATCCAGCCAATGCAGCGCCTCGCTAACAAATTCGTTCGTCGGGTTCTCCACCGCGCCCACTTGCCGAACCATGCGGCGCAGCGTTTGCACTGGCCGCATTTCGAGACTGGACAGGCAAACCCTGCTGCCCTGATCGACCCAATGCACGATGCAGTGCGATAGAACTTGGCTCTTCCCTGCCCCACTGGCACCTGTCCACACGGTCAGATCGCCGGGCCGGAAATACACCTTCCCCTCAAGTTTCGAGAATGGCGTGCTGTAGCCGGGCCGCGACCCTTCCACGGGCTGAAAGACATCTGCCAGCTCGTCGTAATAGTCGCTGGCCTTGCGCAGCCCTTCCGGGTCGAGGTTTTCCGCATCGGCCAATATCTGGGCCATCTGCTCTTGCGTGAAACCATCCACCCGGCACGAGTTGGCGTCCTTTCGCGGCAGGCGCACACGCAGGCACCGATGGCGCCCAAGACGCTTGGCGATTTCGTCTGCCGCCTCGTCACCCGGCTTGTCCATGTCGGTTGAAAGATAGATCCGCTCAAAGCGGTCCAGGCGGTCAAACTCGTTTTCGATCCACTGCTGCTTGTTTCCGCCACCGCCGCCGAACGGCACGGACATGGCCGCAAAGCCATATGCCGCCCACGATAGCGCGTCGATTTCGCCCTCTGTGATGATCACGTCGCGCGCGTCGGGCGGGATCGCCTGCCAGCCAAACAGCACCGGCTCACAATTGGGCGCAGTCGGTTTAGGTTTGGCCCCGTCGACCGCATCGCGCACCTTGGCCAGTGCCAGCACGCCATCAGGCAGCAGGAAGGGGAAAACGATTGCGTTGCCCTGCGCCGCGATCTTGTAGCGCTCGATGACTTCCGCAGGAATGTTGCGGTCTTCGCGCAGATAATCCAACACCCGGCCCGAGGCCGTCGTGCATTTGGGCTTTGGTGGGCGCGTGTATTCCTGCCGAGGCTCCCGATAAGCGACGGGTCGCGTCATGCCGACGTAGTTCCGCGCTTCCTGCAGCGCTTCCGAGAGCGTGAGGCTCTTCACCGCCGCCCACAGGTCGATCAGGTCTTTCCCGCCCTCGCCGCTCTGGAAATCGCTCCAGACGCCCACCTTGTCGCCAGTGAGGCACACCCCGAAACTCTCGCCCTTCTCACCGCCGAGCGATCCAACCCGCCATTCACGCCCGACCCGCTTGCCGTTGGGCAGAAGCATTTCGGCCACCGCCGCCGCGCGGTCAGACAGTGCCCGGGAAACTGCTGTGATGTCGCTCATTGGACACTCGCATAGATGTCGGCTTCACGCTTTTCCCAGCTCAGGTCGCGCTTTCCGGCCAGCACAGCCCCGACCCATTCGGACGGGTCCGCCTTATCTGCCGCCATGCGCAGAGTGGCCAGCACTTCCGCCCAGTCGCCTCGATGGTGCTTTTTCAGTTTTGTGATGACGCCGCCGGCCGACTTGCCCAGCACGGTCTTTCCGAAATCGTATGCCTGCTTTTCCAGGCCCGGACTGCCCCCAACTGGACCGGCTTTCCCAACGACGGGAACGTCCCCGTTAGGGGTATCTTCTCTTATAGTCTGAGCTTCTAAGATTGGTTGAACGGGCGTTGAACGGGCGTTCAACGGTCGTTGACTTGGAGCATTGATTTTGTTGCGCTTTTCTGCCGAAGTTCTACCAGCCGCGCTTTGTTGCTCCTGCATTTTTGCGCGCTCCCTGAACGCATTTTCGCATCTTTCATTCCAGAGACCGCTATCGAGACGAACGATTTTCCCCTCTTCGATCAGCATGGCGAGAGCGCGAGTGAATGTCCGCCGGTCGGCGCCGCAAAGACGCGCAAGACGATCGTGTGACAGGTCGAGAGGCTTGCCCCTGGCATACATTTCCATGAGCAGGGTCGTGTAAATCCCGATCTCGTGCGCCTTCATGCCGCGCACGCCGTTGATGAAGTCGTCCTGAAACCACTTCACATAGGGCAACACATGTTGGGAAAAGTTTGGCGCGTAGTCTGCGGTCATACGTGTGCCAGCCCCATAATGTCGGCAAAGGCATTCCATGCCTTCACCAGAGCAGCAGCGTTGCGGAGGTTGGGGTGCGCCTCGTTGGCCCTGAAAGCCACGCGGTATGCGTTAAACGCCCGCGTTTCTGGCTCTTTCTGCATGAACACAGACAAGGGCATCATCCCCCCATCAGGCTCAGGCACATCTTCCCCGCTCACGAAATCATCGCGTTGCATAGTGTCATCCATGGTTGGGGTCGTTCGGCTCGTTCCCACTTTGCCTGCCCGACCCGGTTAAAGTCAGACAGCCATCGCTGGCCGTTCATTTTCGCCCGCTGGTTTCCCGGCAGTACTGCTATCGATCACGAGAAGGATCATCTTCTTGAGAGCCCCGCGCGGAATGCGGTCCCCGTTCTCGATCCTGTGGACTGTGGACTGGTTGCATCCGATGTGTTCGGCCAGCTTGTATTGCGACCATCCACGGGCCTCTCTCAGCGCCTTCAACCTTGAAGGGATGTTCTCGTCGTCCATCTCCCGGACCCTTTTCGCATAATGCAAATCGAGGGCCATAATGCGTTAAGCACGAATGATAGTCAATGCCCCGCGCATGACAGGATCGTGCTACACGCACGAACGAATGAACGGAGGCCACTATGGACCAGCACGAACGACTGAAAGACGCCCGAATTGCAGCCGGATATAAGACCGGGACCGATGCTGCGCAGGCGATGAAAATATCTGTGGCCACTTACAACGCGCACGAGAACGGGCACCGAGGGCTGACATTGAAGGCAGCGGAACGATATGCGGATTTCTTTAATGTTCGAGAGTCCTGGCTACTAGTCGGAGATGAGCCGAGGCAGTGGCCAGAGGACAAGGAACAGGCGTTTCGCGATTGGCAGAGAGACCTGGCAGAAACGACGCATGGCGTATTTGTCCCAGGTCATCGCTACCACGGAGCAACGCAAGGCGTATTCCCTGAGATCGACGTTTCAGCCGGCGCCGGGGACGGGCAGATAGGCGAGAGCAACGAAATCACCCTACCGGACGGCACAACGGGCATTGGCCATCAGGTCGTTGCCGAGTGGATGCTGCCCGAATCGTTCTTCCGTCACGAGCTGCGCGCCCAGCGCGACGGGATAATCTTGATGTCAGTGACCGGCGACAGCATGCTGCCAACGCTGCAGCCCGGCGACAGAGTGATTGTCGACACCACAAACCCAGCGTTTCGCAGTGATGGCATTTACGTCTTTGACGACGGCGACGGCGAACCCCGCGTGAAACGCCTCTCAAAAGTGGTTGGCAGTAAGCCCGCAAGGCTGATGGTGATATCCGACAACGAAGCAGTCAAGCCGCAGGATATCCCAGCCGCAGAGATACGCATTCTCGGTCGTGCAGTAGGCAGGATCGGGCGACTTTGACAAATCGCACGATTTTCGCACGATGCGCATTGACTTAATAATGCATTAGGCATTAAATGACCTCCAGCGACACACCGTTGGAGGTTTTTCAATGTCCGCTTCGACCATCAATATCTACGACCGGATTGCAGATCACTCTGCCGCTATGGCGCGGTTTGATCGTGCCATCACCTTAGCCGACGAAATGGCGGCCGAAGAAGAAGGCCGCACCGTCACTGACGAGCAGCGCGAAGAGCACGAAGCAGCCGACGAGCACGAGAACGCGACGCTCTACGCCCTTCTGGCGCACACCCCTGCCAACTGTGGGGAGATGCGCCGGAAGATCGGCTATCTCCGCATGCATATGCAGACATCGGAATGCTTGGACAGGGAACAGTTGTTCTTGCTGCTCGACAGCTTCGACGCCTACCGCGCCTAAAACAAAAGGGCTCGGGCAGGCGGCAACCTGTCCCGAGCCTTCAACCAAACACCGTTGGAGGTAAATATGGTTTCCCTGCAAACTAACACCGAAACACCAAAAGAGCGCAAGCCTTTTCAGGTCATCAGCAACAGCGCTGTCGACATGATGAACGAAGTCGCAATCGACCTGACCATCACCACCACGTTGATGCTACGCGTCGAAACCCTGCTTGAGGACGCCGTGCCGTCGAAGGAAAATTTAGCTCTCGCCCAGCGGCTCATTTTTGAATCATCGCGCCGCGTCGAAGCACTGCTCAAAGAGGCCGAGTTCGCAACAGATTACCTGCTCGCACAAGACAGGGTTGCCCAATGATCACCGCACCAAAATTCGATATGACCGGCTGGGCAATTCTCGACTTCGAGCTGGCCTATGACGGACTGCAGCAGCTCAACCTGGCCAGCCTCTCTATCCAGAACCAACCCCGGGCAAGTCGCAGCGATCACAGCTATTACCCCGGAGCGGATTTCATTGCAGATATAGGTGAAACCTACGTCCTTGGTCTTGCCGATGCGCTCATCAAGCGCCTTGAGCAAGTGCGATTTGCCAATCCCGCAGACGAAGACCGCCGCCTGCGCCTACTGATGCACCACCACTGCAGCTTTGGCTCCGGCGGGGACACTCTCCCCGAGCTCCTGCAGCGCATGGCGTTCTGGTCAGCAAAGCCAGTGGTGGCAGCATGAGCGCCACCGAAACAAACCCAGTCGGCAAGGCCGGCGATGCGCTCAATAGAGCCATCGCCATGGTCTCTGCAATCCATCTGGCAATGGAGAGCGCCGAAACCGAATACGACCAGCAGTGCATCGCGGACACGCTCTTTGAGGCCCGCGAAAAGATGCTCGATGCGCAAGGGTTGCTGGGCATGCACAAGGATGGGCCGCGCACATGAACACGCTCACCTTCAAACCACACCCGCATCCAATGATGCCCCTGCCCAGCTACCTCGCCCGGGCAGGGGCATGGCAGTTCCTCATCGTAGAGGATCGTGGCCTGTTCACCGCCTCCTATCGCCTGCGCAACCCCAAGAGCGCGGTCAGCGCGTCCAGCACTATCATGGGGCCGTTTGACAGCTTCGAGGGCGCACAGGATGCCGCCAATGCGAAGTGGCAGGAAATCCGAGGGCTTGCATGAGATTTTCGTGGACGGTCGCTTGTGCCCTCATCGCGTGGGAGTGCGCCAACATGGCCACGGGCCTATCAGAACAAGTGATATTATCTGACAGGGCTGTTTGGCTCTGGTGGGTGCCAGCGTTCTTTTGGGTTTTGGCCGCAATCAGAACAGCGGCGGGATGGTACGATGACTGAAATATCGCACGTCCCGCCCCTTCCCCCACGTCGCATGCTCACGCCACAGCAGGCCGCTGCTTATCTCGGGCTGGGCTCAGTCAACAGCCTCAAGGCACATGTCCGGGTTTCGCCTGTTAAGATCGGGGAAAGCGTGCGTTACGACGTGCGAGACCTTGACCGTTGGGCAGATGCCCAATCGCTTAGCCAGCCATCAATGGCAGACGACTGGCTAAGGAAACTCGATGAGGGTGCAAGTGAAGGGCGTTAAGCGGTACAAGGACCGCCACGGCACGCTGCGCCTTTATCACCGCAAGAGCGGAACGGCGATCGACGCCACACTATCAGGCGCCGAGATAGCCGCCGAGGTTGCCCGCCTCGACAAACTCCATGCGCCGGCAGCGCCGAAGTCTGGCACGCTGGCTGGGCTGTTGGAGAGCTACAAGAAAGCTCCGCCCTTTACCGATCTGGCGACGCGCACCAAGTCCGACTATCAAAAGTGCATGGACTATCTGCAGCCGATCGCTGGCACGCCGCTGCACCTGATGGACACCGCCTTCATGGCCAAGCTCCGCGACAAGGCGATCAAGGCAAAGCGCGCCGGCTTCACCAATCACATGATGGCCATGCTTTCGAGCGCGTTTCGCCACGGCGCCGAATACGGACTGGTTGAGAAGAACCCCGTCACCGGGCTGGCCAAAGCCAAAATGGCGGCGGATCGCAAGCGCGAGAATAGACCGTGGAGCCTGCCAGAGCGCGACAACGTGCTTGCAGTCGCACCGGATCACTTACGCCTGCCCTTGGCCCTCGCACGCTATCTGGGCATGCGCCGCGGCGACATTCTCAAGCTGCCGCAGTCTGCCTACAAGAATGGTTTCCTGTCGTTTCGGACCAGCAAGACCGGCAAGACGATGAAGCTGCCTGTGGTCGGCAAGCTCCGCACGATTCTGGACGCGGCAATAGCAGTGGCGCCCCAGGGCGATGCCGTCATGCTCTGTTTAAATTCGTATGGGGAGGGATGGTCTGATGCGGGCTTTACAGCCTCTCAGCGGAAGTTCTTCGCCAAGTGCATCGAGCGCGGGATTGCGGATCCCGGCATAACGCTCCATGGCCTGCGCCATTCGGTGGCAACGGACCTGAGAGCGCTGGGCTATTCCTTGGACCAGATCAAGGATTACGTCGGCCACGAGAATTGGAAGATGACAGAACACTATGCGTCGAACGCAGACGCAAATGGGGTCTTGATCGACATGGCAAATCTGCTACAAGGCGGCACATCACGAGAACGGAAATTGTCTAACCGCTCTCGCAAGAGTGTCTAACCATCAAATACCGTAACGGTAAGACACTGATCCAAAAGGCTTTTGGGGAATAGGTTAACGGTAGACCCACGGACTCTGACTCCGTTAGTCCTGGTTCGAATCCAGGTTCCCCAGCCAAACAAAATCAATGACTTAGTCCGAAAATCTCTCAAAAACATGTCGCATGTGTCGCGGAATGGATGGGAAGCTAAGCCTTTGATTTGTAACGAATGACAATCAGCGCAGGCAGCGGACCACGACACACGCGCGACATGCGCGACACGGATTCCGCGTGTTTCCATCCCCTGCCCCGCATAGAGAAACCCCACCACCGTTAAGCGATGGGGTCCGCCTGTATCTGGCAACAGTGCCAGATTAGTGGCCCGAAGACCTCTTGCTGATAAACGCTTTCACAAACTCCGCCGCTGAAGAGTGCTCAGAGGCAAACCCTTCTTGCCTTAGCATTTCGGTCCACACTTCAATATCGGGTGCATCTTCGAACAATTCCTCGGCCGCTGTGAGTAGCGTCTGATCCACTTCATTGGCTGTCGCAGCTAACGCGCGCAGGTGCTTTGCCGCTGCGGTATTTCGCTCGTCGTCAGGAAACTCGGCTGCTTTCCGTTCGCGCCACTCGGCTTGGTCTAAAAAAGTCTCCGCCAGTGTATCTTGATCCATTTCAATTCTCCTCGCTTGCGCCACTCGAGCGCATGTCAAAACGTGCTCGGCGGAAGCCCACTGTATGGACGTGCCAAACATGCCCTTGCGGGCGGTTACGATGTACGGAAGAGCCGCGAAATGGGTTGCGAGCGGCGACTGGCCTTGTTAGGGCGATGTCTCAACCATACGAATTCAGCCGAGCGTGTCAAGCTGAACTAGTTCTCCCGCTACCCCTGCAAGCGCCCTTACGGGTGGCTCGACCCGACCATATAGGTACGGGCCTGTGGTGAGAGGCAGCGGCAAGCTGTGGCGATCCCGGCACGATTCGAACGTGCGACTTGCCGATCAGAAGTCGGCTGCTCTATCCAGCTGAGCTACGGGACCGTTTTACGTTACGCCTCCGCTGCCTCTTCCAGTAGGATGTCCATCAACGAGTCCGCAATGTCGGCACCTGTGTCGCGTTCTGCCTCGCGTGCCGCCTGAAGAATGATAATTAGGTCGCCGAGGGTAATGGTACGGTCGGTGGCCTTGTGCTTGGTGCTCATGTCGATCCTCCTAAAGTAATGATTTCCGTTAAAACTAGCGATAAACGATAGTTAACCACGTTGCAAGCTAAAATCGCTAGGAGTGGCGAAATTGTTTCTCTGGTGCTAAAGGTGGGTGCAATGACCTACCGGAGACGAAGCACATGACACCCGCACAATGCCGCGCAGCCAGAGCCCTTATCGACTGGTCACAGCGGCGCCTTGCGGATGAATCTGGCATTGGCAACGCGACCATTCGGAACTTCGAAGCGGGTCGCTCGACGTTGCAGTTCGCGACCAACAACTTACTGGTGAAAACCTTCGAGGCAGCCGGCGTCCAGTTCCTCGATCCCGACGACACAGCAACTGGCCCAGGCGTTGCCTTGAAAGCTTGACGGCTCGCCTCTCCCTGCTAACCTAATAACGCGTCACCACCGCACCACCACTCGAGGAGAACGGAGAAACCCGAAATCCAACGAGTAAAGGTGGTGCATTGACGAATTCAGAACTTGAGGAAGCAATAGAGGCGATCGAGCGTGACATATGCTCGGTCACAGAGCGGCTGCGCCTACTTAAGAAGGCAGTGCTTGCGAAACCCGACGAGTCGCTGCGACCCTACACTCCAGAAACACTGGCCAAGCGCTGGAACTGCTCACACCAGCATGTGCGTGACTTGGTAAATGCCGGCAACCTGCAATCGTTTCGCGCCGGCAGGCTAATCAGAATATCTCGGCAGGCCGTCGTAGATTACGAGGCAGCTCAGTGAGCGAGCAGCTAGACAAAATCTACAGCTTGGCCGAGGCAGCGGAACGCCTGCGCTTGAACAAAAACGCCTTGGCGCGCTTGGGGCGCCGTACCGGCAACTGCTCTGTGACGGGCCGCACTGTCCTGTTCAGCGAAGCCGACCTTCTGGCCATATGGCAGGAGATGCGGGCGCCACGATCAAGCAGAGCCCTAAGAACGATCCATGAGGGCATCAAGACTCGCGAAGTGAGCAGCTTTTTGTTTTCGCGGCCTTTGGTGCCCTTGGACAGGCGCACCGTTGTCATCCTCCGCTGGCTTGCCACTCAGAAGAGACCCAAGACATTCGCCGACATCGACAGATGCGGTCCTCGCACAATTGAGGACCTACTCGGAAAGGGCTTTGTGGTCGATCGCGGGAAAGATCCGGCCGGACACAAGTTGGTGGTCATATCGCCCGCTGGACGAGACGCGCTCAAGAAGGTCGATCGCTGGAAGCGCGAGCGGCAGAGCAAGGGGCGTTCAAGTGACTTCTAAGCGCCAAGCCGCCCTACCCCATGTCATTCGGCATGGAATATTGGCTCTGACTCACATTTGGTGCAATCGAGCGGTGTGATTTCCTTTTGAGAGGAATCACTGCAATGGCGCGCAAGCTTGGAACTTCGTCGCTTTTACCGTCAGGTTTCATCATCGAGACGACGCTGGAGAGAGACAGTCATCTCGAGATCAGCGTCCGCCCTCGTCAAACGGGAAGTGCTTGCCCCTCTTGTGGGCGGAGCAGCCGAAGTATCCATAGTCATTATTGGCGAAAGGCCTCCGACCTCCCGCTTGGCGGCCGTCGAGTCAGGTTACTCGTCAAAGCCCGCCGATTTCGATGCAACAGCGTGCTGTGTGGACAGAAGATATTTGCCGAGCGAGTGGAGCATGGCGTGCTTGCGCCGTGGGCCCGCAGGACGCAGCGCCTCAACCTCATCGTC